AACGCCAACATCGCGAACGGCTTTGCAGGCGTGAACAGCGCCATCTGTCAGCTTGGCTACCAGAACGCACAGCTCGTGAACGGTCTGGAGCGCAGCGTGTCCAACGGCGACAACGCCATCAGCCTTGCCATCATGCAGGAGGGCAACGCCCGGCAGGCTGGTCAGACCGCACTTGCCACGCAGCTTTCATCTTGCTGCTGCGAGAATAAGCAGCTCATCGGCGACCTGAAGTACACAATCGCAACGGAGGACTGCGCTACCCGTCAGGCTATCGCAGACAACGCCCGCGCCATCGTGGACAACTGCAACGCCAACTTCCGCAGCATGATGGACTACTTCACACAGGATAAGATTGCCACTCTGACCGCCGAGAACCAGAACCTCAAGTTCGCCGCTTCTCAGGATCGTCAGAATGCGCTTCTGACCACCGTGATGTCCCAGCAGACTGATACCATCCTGAACCGTGTCAATCCTCGTCCGATTCCCGCTTATCAGGTGGCAAACCCCAACTTGGGCGTGAACTGCTGCGGCTGCTGCTAACCAACACACTCCCCGATAACACCGGGTGAACCATCGGGGCAGGGGTAAGACACCTTTGCCCCTGATTTTTTAGGAGGAAAACATTATGGCTTGCAAAACAAGCTGCAAACTCTGCCCCCATCTGGTCTTGAGCCAGTCGGTGACTTTCGCCAACGACACGCTGACCATCAACATCCCTGCTGGCGCATACCAGAATGGAGAGCGTTATTGCATTGTGGTTGCTCAGAGCATCCCGGACACGACCACTATCAACGCCCCTGTTGTCATCACCATCGGCGCAGGCACTACCGCATACCCTCTGACCGACTGCAACTGCGCTCAGGCAACCGCCGAGAGCATCCACACTCGCACCCGCTACGCTACCCGTGTGGCAACGTCTGCGACCGGCACAGGCACGTTCAAGTATCTTGGCTGCTTCTGCCGCTCCCACGCCGGTGCGCCCGCGTCCATTTCTTGAGGAGGTATAGATTATGGGCAAGAACACTTTTCGCCGCATGATGATGCTCCGTGAACACGACAAAGACCGTGAGCCGGAGCGTGACCGCCTTGAGGAAGAGCGTGACCGCAGGGAACGTGAGATGGAACGTCGTCTGCGTAAGCTGGAAGGTGGCAACGACCGCTACCCCTACTATCCGCAGGAGGAGAACCGCTACATCGACCCTTACCCTATCCCCCGCTACCCTGACGTAGAGTATGGGCGCAAGATGCCGCAAATCGGCTTCTCGCAGAACGGAGACTGGGACAAGCGGTCTGGGCAGTACGAACGTGGCGGTGCAGACAGCCGCTCCATCAAGATGCCCCGCCAGCACCTCACCCACGATGAAGCGGAAGAATGGTGCGATAGCATGGTGAATGCTGACGGCACGAAGGGCTGTCACTGGACGCTGGAACAGACACAAGACGTTGCCAAACAGCGCAATATCACCTGTGACCCGAACGATTTCTGGGCTGTTATGAACATGATGTACTCGGATTATTGTCAGGTCGCAAAGCGTCAGTCCGTTGACACTCCTGGCTTCTACGCTGACATGGCAAAGGCGTTCCTTGAAGACGCAGATGCCGCAGATGGCAAGGCATATCTCTACTGGGATTGCATTGCTGATAAGTAAAACAAAACCCCTGTGCGGCCGTTGTGACTGTACAGGGGTTCTGCTATTTTAACTTTAGAACTTAGTTTTTATCAACTCCGGCAACCTCTCTCAGAGCCAGAATACCCATCGAGCACGCTCCATACCGCTCAATGTCATTCGGATCAAAACAGTTCAATTCTGCTCTGATGTCAGAAAGTGTATGAATTGCGTCCCAAACCTCTTTCGCAGTATGATTCTCCATAATTTTCATTATAGCCATACCCTCCTTAAATCTCATCATTTCAAATAATGTGCCGGAGCATCTTTCATAAGAAGTAAAACAATCTGTTTGTATCGTTTATGCGCTTCTTCTGTAATGGCATATTCCAACGCTCTCACATCAGAAAACTGTAGGTTTTCTGCAAGAATTTTGAGCGTTGAAGTTTGCTCCAACACTCCGTTTCCATTCTTGAACTCGCAAACGCTCTTGCACAACGCAACCAAATCATTATCACTAACATGGGTGATATAGTTGTTCATTTCTCCGTAAGTCATAGTAAATCCATCCTAGTTTTCAGCTTCTATCAATATTCTTCTCTCGTCGATTTTGGAAAAGCAATATTGCAAACTGCCTCTCTCCTTCGCTCATAGTAAGGGCATTCTCCATTGCCTTTTGTTTCAGTGTTCACATTTGGATGAAAGGCATCCATACACTTGTTATGAACGCGGCTCCAATCTACACAAGTTTCACATGATTTTTCAGTACAAAACATTGCATATTCCTCCTAAATCTCAGCTTCTATCAGAACGGCAAAATTTAACATTCTTCACCAAGAATGTCTGCCCATTGTCCATCTCTACTTTCGTTTTCTTGGGCGTAATTCTCCTTACAATATAAAACACAGGCGGGAAATGCCCATGGCATCCATTCGGTAATGGCCGAACTACGCCAACTTCGTCACCAACACGAATCTCATCAATGCTTATGAAATCCATATATCCTCCTAAATCTTAACTTTTATTGCTATTTCGAATAATGCGATGGAGCGTCTTTGGTATAGTACAATTCCATATCTGCCTTGTACGCATCGAGTTGTCTTTTGCTATCCACAAGCGTATTAAAACTAAATCCAGCCGCAAAAGATACAGCGATGGACAAAATCAAGTGCGCTGCAACCCATTTACCAGCTAAGATAAACGGAATCTGAACTGCTACAGCAAAGACATCGAACAAAAGAACGCAAATGCCGCGTTTGACCATTTTCTGTAAACGGCTAATACTTCCTTCGTAAAATTCTTTCGACCTCATCATACGTCAGTCCTCCATTGAACTCAGCTTTTATCTGGGACACGCAGTTCTTTTGCCAGCTTATCCAGTTGCGCTGCGAGTTCCCATTCATTGACCGTAATTGGAAATCGTTCATTGCCAGCAGAAGCATTATCTTTCAAAAAGTTTGACACTGCAATCGCATAAGCGGAAAGATCATATCTGTTCATATTCATTCCTCCTAAATCTTAACTTTTATCGTCAATCCTCCAAGAAATCTTCCAGCTCAATCTTCCCCTCTGCCGCTGCGACAGCCAGAGCGTACACAAACTGTCCAATCGTCATTCCGTGCCGTCTAGCTTCACGGTTGATGTACTTGCGCTCTTCTTCGCTCATAAGGATGGTAATGCGCTTTGAACGCTTGCCGTCACCACTTGCAACACCTTGATGCGATTCCGGCATCGGGATTTTTTTCTTTGTCAAGCCAGCTTCGGCTAGTGCGCCGGGGACATCGCCCTGTTCGATAAGACGTTGAACTTCTTTCGCCTGTTTCAACTTCTTTGGCTTACTTTCGCTTACTACGGCATTGTTTGGCTGTGTTTCGCTGTCTTTGGCTCGCTTCGGCTTAATACAGCTTAATTGTGCTTCATTAGGCCGTGTATGGCTGTCTGTGGCTTCACTGGGCTTAATCGGTGTTTGTTCGTCTTCGTTCGGCTTTGCTTGGCTTACTTCTTCTTCCTTTGGCTCACTTCGGCTTAATGCCCGCCCCGAAGAAATAGGCTGGAAGTCAAACCCGCCCAACAAGCCGGATGTTTTTTTGCTGGACTTTTTCACTGTGTGTCACTCCAATCAATAAAATACCCGTTGTACCGAAAAGATTTCGCCGCATTTCCAGCTTCAATCAAAACTTTTCCGGCTTTTATGGCTTCTTCGGGACTTAACGCCCCACAATGTCTTTGCGAAACAACATAATAAATCGGATTGTCTATTCCATCCCCTCGGCGGAAAAACATAACATCTTTCGAGCTGAATTTTCTTTGCAATTCAAACTCGGCTTTTTCCAGCTCTTTATATCTAACTACATTCACTACACATCCCCCTCTACAATCATCTTCGCCAACTCTTTGAAATCCTCTGCGCTGGTACTCTTTGCGGTGTCGCCGCTAAACAGGCTGTGACGCTCTGCCTGCGCCTTGCGAACGCCCATAGACGGTCTAATCTTCACGTCCAGCAACGTTGTTCCCATGCTCTGTGCAATCACAGGGAGCTGTTCCACAACCTCTTTGGACAGGTTCTCACGGCTCTTGTACTGGTTCAGGAGCAGACCTTCAATCTTCAAAGTCGGATTGAAGTATCTGCGAACATCGCCGATGGTCTGCGAAAGTTGGCTTAAACCAGCCAGTGCGTATCGGTCTGCTGTGATGGGAACGATGATGCTGTTAGCGGCGATCAGAGCGTTCACAAGCGCAAGACCGAGCTGCGGGGGAGTGTCCAGCACAATGTAATCGTACTGCTCAGACACGGATTCCAGCGCTTCACGCAGCCGAAAGTTCTTACCAATGTCCCGGACAAGCTGCTCGTCAATGTCCTTCAATGCGTTGTCTGACGGCAAAATGTCACCGGCTTCGCAGTGCTGAATTCCTTCTTCTACCGTACCTTGCCGGGTCATTACATCGAACAAAGTACACACGTCCTCTGTCTGTGCGCCGTAGGTGTCCGTTGCGTTGCACTGGGCATCGCAGTCCACCAGCAGCACCTTCTTGCCAAGCAACTGCAACGCGCCAGCCAAACAGGTGCTTGTTGTGGTTTTTCCCGTGCCGCCCTTCTGATTGGCGACAGCTATTATTTTTGCCATTTTATCACTCTTTCTTAATACGGATATTTTAATTTTCCGCTTACTATTCTTTTGCAAATGCACTTTCTTTCACATTCGCATCTTTCACACCACCCGATGTTAAAAGCATCGTCCTTGCTATATGCTTCATCGAACACACAGGTTTCAGCAAGTTCTTTGTATTCGTCTTTCAAATTTTGCTCCTTTCTGATTTATTTTTTTGCTCGATACATTCATTCTGTCGTATGTGCCACATCTGACTACTTTTGCAATGCGTCAATCTCATAGAAAGCCGGAAGATACTCTTCAATCGCGCCGTCTTTCTTCAAGCTACCAATCAGATACCGCTTCGGATGGTCAGGCCAAGGGTCACGGTTGATTGAAAGAATGTCTGCACACGCAGCCTTTACGATGTCATAGACCGCATCTCTCCGCTTCGGCAGCTTGATAGATGGGTGTTCTTCCATCATCTTTACCTCGACAACCTTTGCGACCTCGATACACTCTTGAACCGACAGCGCATCGCACACAGACCAGTCGTACCCTTCGTATCCGCTTGTGCGTGGCTTTCTGGCGGCTTTTTTGATTTCCGGCTTGGAATTAGCCGTATCACAATCAACCTCGCTAGAATCGGCATCTATGACGGGCTGCTTGGATTTGTACCCGAATCGAAACTCAACTGCTACTACCTTTCGCCCTGTGCAAATCTTTTCAAAGTCAACGACAATGTCTGAAACGTTGCTGATCTCTTCCACTGCTGGTTCAAGAACTCTGCGACGTAAAGCCCGGAAGTCGTCATAGCTCGCATCGTTTGCCCCCAAGTGGTCACGCAGCTGCTTCAAACCAATCTTGTTCGATGTTAGAGAGCGATTCATCCAATCTCGAATCATGCTGTACATCAGAATAGATGCTTGCTGCTTCATCCCAATCGTATAGCGCAGACGGTATTTGACGTAGCCGCTTCTTGCAATGTCGAAAAATACAGGCCGCAAGTCAGGATTACAGTTGATTGAAACGTCATAGGACAAGGATTCCCGATTGAACTTGACCTCTGCCTTTGTGAACAGCGGATACATCACATATTCTGTTCCATCTGCATTCAACGGTACTGAAACCACGTTGCCCAAAAAGTGCTTAACCTGCGACTTCAAGTTCTTTGAATTGAGCTTCAAATCCAGCAGCTTGCAATATTCAGCCAGCGTAAACGACACGTTAGAGCTTTCGGGGTCTCTCGGATTGATACGGCTCAGATAGACCTCAAGTAGCCGAAGCTCGCCTGCTGTGTAGTCCGTAAACTTCGCCCAAACCAATGCCTTGCTCTTTTCGACAAGGTTGTTTCCTGTCAATTCTGGCATTGCATCACCTCATTTCTTCTACCCTATTATACCACTGTATCGTGTACACGTCAATGATTCTGTACACAATTATTTTTCAACAATCGACTTCCACATTCTGTACACGATACTCCACTTTTTGTACACGATATTCTCCACATCTTGTACACGTTCCTCCACTTTATGTACACAATACTCCACTTTTTGTACACGTTCTTACTATATATATAAACAAGAGATAAACAAGAAATAAATAATCATCATCAAATAGTGACGACGATACATTTTCAACAATTTCTTCTCTTCAACGGGCAGATTGTGGAAAACGACAGCTTCTTTTGCTGAATAAGAAATGTCCATCAAAGCCTATAATCTATTTGACGGTTCTATCGTGTACAGAAAATGGAGTGCAATCACACCAATAGGGGACGAATTGACAAGTCACGCTTTGGTGAACGAAAATTTCACGCGAGTTCGTTAATTACATCCGCAAAAATCCACCATTTACGATTCTATGGGGGACAAAATGACAACCCAAAACCATATTTATAACAGGCCTATTGTGTACAAAAAGTGGAGCACGTCCCCCTGTATACCGTAAAAACTTCGATAATTCGACAATCAGCCAGTTATATTATTGGGATTCACGGTATAAGAATCGTTGAACTTCATGGCTGCTTCCGTTCCAGCGTCCTGTGCCTGATAAAGAATCTCCATCTTTGGGGCGGTACCGTTCGGGTCTGGGTCTGTTCCGGTAGCCTGCGCCATCTCATAGCTACCAGACACCATCCGGCAAACAGCGACCCTGTCCTTCAACGGCGTGTGGAGGTTTGCCAGAATCTCCGTCAGCACACCGATGTGATCTGAACCGTGATCTCCGTACCGGATGTACAATAAGGCATCTATCTCATAGGAGGAACACTCCATCATGGCATCTATGAGAATCCGCCGTTTCTCCAAATCGGAAAGGTCATCTTCCAAGTGTTCCAGCAGCCCTGGGTGAATGCAAGCGTCCATGTATCGAGCCACCGATACGCCGCAGCAGGTGAACCAGCGCATAGCCATCGGCAGGGAGATGGCTGCCAGACCTTGCTCCCAATTGGCGACCGTGCCACGATTCACGCCCATTTTTGCCGCCAACTTCTGCTGGCTCAAGCCGGAACGCATTCGAGCTATTTCCAATGCTTTGGCTGTTCTTACCAAATATTCATCCATAAATTCTCTCCCTTTCAACAAAATACGGCAAAACTGCCGGATTCGACAAGCCAAAAAATGGAAAAAGCTGCTATGGAGAACCAACAGCAGCCTGTGTTATAACTGTATTGTCAAAAAATTCCAAAGAAGAAGGGAACCAAAATGATAGAAACTGTAATCTGGGACCATGAACGTATGCCGATCATCGACGGAATGCCAGCCAGCGTTCCCGATGAGCAACCGCACACACCTGAACCATGGGAGGAAAGCTAATGAACCGAACTGTAGATGCTCTGATTGTCCCATACGCCCGCAGACGGACGCTGGAGCTTGTCCTGAGCCTTTCTGGGTACGAAGCTGATAAAGATGCTTACCTCGAAGCGAAAGGCATCCTAGAACGTGCCGTAGCCGCCTTAGACGATGGGCGCGACCCGGCAGATAACATCGAACGCATTGACGGACAGCTCGTAGAGCTGTGATTGGAGGAAAAATGGATAGGCGTTGTCCCTTTTGACTTGAACGCTCGTGGCTTCCCCGATGAAAAGTAACGGATGCGAAGAAAACATTCGATTTTTGCAAAGTTGTTCAAATTGTATTGACTATACAACTGAAAGATGTATAATCGTATCAAATGAACAATCGTATTTACTGATCGGGAGGATATGCTGCAATGAGCGAACAAGAAAGAGCTAAGATTGACAGGTTTATCGCATGGCTGTTGGAACACCCTGATAAGATTCCGGCAGCGGAGCAAGCCTTAGGCCTAGAATAACAGAAAACCCCTTGCGCAGAGCTACACCAGCCCGGCACAAGGGGTTTTTATTTTACCGGGTCAGAACCATTTCTTTTTTCGGTTTCTACGGTAACGATATTTTCTGCTGTTGCCATATAGCACACGGTCATTGCCTTTTAACAAGGCCTGCATGAACCAAAAGCAAAAGGCGCAGCCGCACAACAAGTAATACACGGGCTTACCTCACATCTTCTCGATCAGGTTCATCAGCGCTTCACGCTGCGCTGTCGGCATAGATTCAAGCTTTTTTCTAATCCGTTCCACTGCTGCATCGACTTCACTTTGCGGCTGCTGGGGCGGGTTTTCTTTTTGTTCGCCAGTGAGAAGGTAGTCTACCGATACGTTGAAGTAGGCTGCAATTTTAGAAAGAACCTCTGCGGACAGGCTCTTGGTTCTTCCAGCTTTCAATTCGGAAAGAAAACTGCGGCGAATCCCAATGTTGCTACAAAGGGTTCCGTCTTTAATGCCCTCTTTTTCACAGAGTGTATGGATGTTGCTGTACAAGTCCGACATAAGAACACTCCCATATTTGTGCAAGTATACAAATGCACAGAATTTTGTACAAAAGAGTTGACTTGTACAGAAGTCTGTACTATAATACAGACATGGGCAGTACAGAACACTGTACGGTATAAACTCTTTACACCCTTATATTAGTACAGTTTTCCGTACTTGTCAATAGATTTTAGCAAATGGAGGTGGAATTTTGAAAGAAAACTTCCGTTCTGGCTTTGAGCTGGAAGTGAAGATGAAGCTGTTGCAGCGAGGTATGAAGCAAACGGAGCTGATTCAGGCGGTTCAAAGCGATACTGGATTGTTCCTTGACGATTCGTACCTCTACAAGATTCTTCGTGGCGAGCGAAAGCCGGAGAAGATTATCCAGAGCATCTGCAAGATTCTTGAAATCGAGCAGAAGGAGGACTGAACATGAGGCGGTTTATCACTTTAAAGGTTGAAGTTGACCTTGAGCACCCGGAAGAAGCGCACCACGCCATTGACGATGCGATCAAGGCCTACGAGGAAAGCAAAAAGCGTTGGGATGCCTTTGAAATCAACGAAGCCAAAAGCAGAGCACGAGACATTTTGTACAACCTGTGCAATGAAGGCTACAGTATGATATGGACGGTCACGGATGGCGCTGTCGGCCTGACGATCTGGAAAAGTTTTAAGGAGCCTTGCGTTGGCCAGTGCTATATGCCAAAAGAAAGCCTGTTTGACATCTGGGTCGAAAAGCTAGTTGCGCTGTGCATTGCCACAGGAAAGGAAGTCCCGAAGTTCATCATAGATAAGGCTGGTGAGTGCTGGTGATGAAATTTCGTAAAGCGCAAAGCCGTAAGCGCAGGCTAAAGCTTGCAATGGCTGCTGGCGTATCCAGAAACGATGCTAACAAGGTGCTATGGATGGAGAAATCCATCAACCAGTGCTTTGAACGGCACAATCGGGAAGCCAAAAAAAGCGGGTAAACCGAATGAAGATGGAGATTAAATATTGCGAGCGCTGCGGAGTTTTTTTGGGTAGGGTAAACCCACGCAAAAAATATTGCACACAATGTAAAAGGGATGCCTCGTGCGAACAAAAGCGCGCGAGACGTAAAGCATTGAGTTCAGGACGTGGGTTCACTCCAGTAAAAACCGTGTGCCAATGGTGCGGTAAGCCAATGATTAAAATGTCTGCGGCACAAAAGTACCACAAAGATTGCGCGAAAGATGCAGCTTTTGCAAGTATTGCGAAACATCAGAGCATACGAAGAGAACGAGCCTTAAACGAGAAAGCACTGGAAGAAAAAAAGATTCCATCCATAGGGCAGGTTCAAGCTCTTGCAGATAAGATGGGCAAGCATTACGGTGAGGTATCGAGGATGCTTGCAACAGGGGAACTGACTTATGAATGGTAAATACTACGACCAGCGGGAAATCCGTTGGCACAGCCGTGAAAAGGAACGGCTGAAAAACATTCAAAAACGAAAGGAGAAAAATGAAAGCACTTGTAGAAATCGCCATGATCTGGGGCATTGTCTTAGCGTTTATTCTCGCAGTGTTTCTGCTGAACTTCTGGCTGGTGCATCACATCGAGCTTTTAGTCGGAGCTAAGGCGACATGGTACATCATAGGTGTTGGCGCTTTGATGACAACCGGTTGGATTTTCAGACGCAGAGAATCAAAGAACACAGAGGAAAAGGCATGACGCTGGAAGCCGCTCTTGAAGAACGCGATATGAAGGCATCGGAGCTTATCCGCAGAAGTGGCGTGTCGGCTCCAACGATATACAACATTACAAGCCCGAATAAAGCGCCATACAAGACGGGCGTTAAGGCTGATACGCTTGCAAAAATAGCTGAAGTGCTAAATGCAATAGTCGTGATTGATGCAAGCAAACCATTTTTATTCGATATCATTCTGAAAGAAGGGACAAAATGAAAACCGTAAAAGGAAACGTGCTTACCATACTTGGTATCGTCGCCGCAATCGTAGCCGTTAGCTGTGGCGATACAATAAATGGATGCGAGAGTACAGTACAGATGCTTGGATGGGCATTTGTTTCGCTGATGTTACTAGCCACCGCTCTGGTTTTGTGTGCGCTTGGAGTGAGCTCGGAAAAAGAGCACGAAGATAACGAACGGATGGGGAAGTTGAACCGCATTCCCGCTCATACTAACAAGTGGAGGGATGTACGGTGAAATGCCCAGTGTGCGGTAGCGACAACATTACAACGGTTGACAGCCGGTCAGACCACGACAGCATCGTTCGCAGAAAAAAGTGCCTTGTCTGTAACCATCGGTGGTCTACCATCGAAATTGACAAAGACCAGTGGTACAGTGCGTTGCAAATCAAAGAGAAACGTAAGAGGGGGAGACCAAAAGATGATTAACCTTGACAGGTTCGGTGGCGTTACAGAGCCGGAGGACGGCGTGTATTTCCTGACCCATGAGCAGGAAGCAGAAGCCAAAGAAGCTGACCGGCTGGCTGAGATTGAGGACTTGCGGTCTGAAATCGAGGACAGGGAAGCGGAGTTGAAAGACCTCCGGGCACAGTTGGAGGAGCTGATGGCTGGTTGATTTTGTACAGCCAAGTTAAGCCAAAGTAAGAACAATGAAGCCTAATGAAGCCGAAGAAAGGAAAGAAAAATGGCAGTATTAGTAATGGTCTACGGTCACTCCGGCAGCGGTAAATCCGCTTCGCTTCGGAACTTTGACCCGGAACAGGTTGCGGTTATCAACGTGCTTGGAAAGCCGCTGCCGTTCCGCAGCAACATGAAAACCTATATCACAAACGACTACGGCAAGATTGATGCTGCAATCCACAGCACCAAGCGTAAGTCCATCGTCATTGACGATGCCACCTACCTTATGACTGGCGAGTTCATGCGGAACGCAAAGGTCGCTGGATACCAGAAGTTTACCGACATGGCAGCCAACTTCAACACCTTGCTGATGCGGGCGAAAGAACTGCCGGATGATGTTGTGGTCTACTTTTTCGGTCACAGCGAGCGTGACGGAGACGGTGGCGAGAAGTTCAAGACCATCGGTAAGCTGCTGGACGAGAAGGTCTGCGTGGAGGGGTACTTCACCATCGTCCTGAAAACCGTTGTACAGGATGGGCGATACCTGTTCAGCACTCGCAATGATGGGATGGACACCGTGAAAACCCCTCTGGGAATGTTCAACGATGCACTGATCGAGAACGACCTCGCCGCCGTAGACAAGACCATCCGTGAGTATTACAACATCCCGGTTCAGCCGGACAGCAAAGGAGAGTAACAGATGAAGAACATCAACTGGAATGACGTGCAGGAAGCCACCGAACGCCGTGACTTGCCTGTTGGCGGCTATGTTGCCGGTATCTGCAAGGCAACGGACGAACCCGCAAAGGAGCGTCTGAACATCGAGTGGGAAGTCGCAGAGGGCGAGTTCAAGGGTTACTGGCGTGAGCAGACAGCTTCCCTTATCGAGCGCGGTAAGCTGAATCCGGGCGAATGGGCATGGGGCGGCAAGACCATCAAGAGCTACAAAGAGAAGGCGCTGCCATTCTTCAAGGGTTTCATCACCGCTGTGGAGCAGTCCAATCCCGGCTACAAGTTCAACAACGATGAAAAGGCCCTGCGTGGCAAGCTGGTCGGCGTGGTTCTCCGTGAGGAAGAGTACATGGGCAACGATGGCAACGTCAAGACCAAGCTCGTTGTTGACCGCTTTACCAGCGTGGACAAGATTCGTTCCGGCGATTATGAAGTCAGACCGAAGAAAACGCTGTCTGGTGGGTCTGGCTCCGGCTACTCGCAGGGTGTGAACGATGACTTTTCCGTGATTGAGGACGACGGTTCGCTCCCTTTTAACTAACGGTTACGCTACCGGAACAAAAGGCGAGAAAGGAACGCTATGTTTTACCGTCCGAAAGTAGTTCGATGCCGCCTGAAAACTGGCGGGAAAAGCATCGAACAAATCAAAGAATCCCACAAGGGGCAAGGGCTGGTTTATCGGGATTTTGAAAGTCTCCAACAGATGTACGATGCTTTTTCTGGATTGATTGTTGAACTGTCCCTTTGGGAGTATGACAACCACGAAAGTTATCATCTCGAAAGCTGGAAGCCAGAAGATGATGAAAAAGTTATGATGGGCGTTTATTACGCAGAGCAAACGCATCCGTTCCCTCGATACAAGAACGATTTTGAAAAATTCAAAGTGGACTGGGAAGCAAAGAAATATGAATGCGAAGGCGCATCTCTTGTTTTTGAGCCAGCAGATGTTGAAGAACTCGAAACCATCTGCGAAGAAGTTCCTTCGTCTTGACCGCCTACCTTATATAAGAGCTGCGCTATCTGGCTGGACGGGCGTTTGGAAAGATGATTACCTGCTGTCTAAACTGCACATCGCGCCACCAAGCCTGCCACGACACTTGCGAGAAGTACAAGGCAAAGAAGAAAGACTTCGAGGAACGCAAGGCGTTCGTGTATGAGCTGAACCACAGCCAGAGCGTGTACCACCGCGATTATGAGGACAAGCACCGGGAAAAAGGCAAGAAGCGGTTTCTCGGAAGTGAATTTAGAGGTGAACGAGGATGAGACTTGTTGACGTAGAGCCGTTTATTGAAGCGTGGAAGAAAAGCGGGAACGGTAAAAAAGCCGAAGCTAAAACGCTTATGAACAGCGGGATTTACTCTGAATACGATAAAGGAGTTGCCCTTGACGCAGTTGCTGACCTTGTTTTGGCACTTGCCAAACAGCTTGAAAACTACCCATCTATCGCATGGACAAGTGTCAAAGACAAATTGCCTGAAATGACGGAAGAAGTCATCGAAGTAGATGGAGACAGAGAATGTACGCTTTGGTATGAAAGCAAACCTGTTCTGGTATTTGACGAAACAGTATATGACGAAACGAGCAGAATGCAAACGGCAGTGCTCACAGACGATGGCGATTGGCTGACAACATTTGATGAAAAACGACTTGAAAATGTAACACATTGGATGCCTTTACCTGATGAACCAAAGGAAAACGCATGAACACTGGCAAGCAGTTTGAAGCAGACTTCAAAGCATCCGTCCCATCCGATGCGTGGTGCTACCGCCTGAAAGACAGTGCTGCCACCTACTACGGTGGCAACGAAAACCTGTCCTTTTCCATCGACAACATCTGCGACTTCCTTGTGTATCGTCATCCGATGAACCATCTGTTTGAGCTGAAAACAATCGAAACGCCCTCTATCCCTCTGGAAAAGGTGTTCGGCAAGTACGACAAGACGAAGTGCAAGTATCGCAAGGAAAAGCACATCACAGACATGGTCGAAGCAATGGGATACAGCGGTCAGACCGCCCATGTGATAGTCAATTACAGGGCGGTCAACCGCACTTTTGCAATCCCTGCCAGCAAGGTTCTGGCGTTCCGTTATAACGAGAGCCGCAAGAGCATCCCTTGGCAGTGGGCAGAGCAAGAGGGGATAGAGGTAAAAGCAAAAAGGCTGCGTGTCCATTGGCGGTATGACGTGGATGGGCTGCTAAAGAGATTGGAGAAAGAGAATGAGGTTCGATGATATTGAGGTCGCGATTTGCGACCGATGCGGCGAGTGCTTTTCGTGGCACGGCGAAGTGAACGGAATCCGAAAAGTGAAAATCAAAGAACGTGGCTATGAATGCTCGCCAGACAGGTCGTTCGTCCTTTGCCCCTCTTGCATGGCAAAGCTGAACGACTGGCTGAAAGGAGAACAGAAGTGAGCAAGAAAGTTTCAGACATTCTGCCCAAGACGGAAATCTTGGCGCAGTTGGCAGAAGAAGCATCTGAACTGGCACAGGCCGCGTTGAAGTTGCGCCGTGCGTTGGATGGTACGAACCCGACACCGAAGAGCGTTGCAGAGTGCGAAGCAAATCTGACAGAAGAAATTGCAGATGTGACAAATGCGATTGATGCCCTGTTCGATTCTTGGTTTGGCGCAAACATCGAATCTGAAAGCGAATTTTGGGACGCAGAGCGTGAAATTGAGGACGCTAAACGCAAGCGTTGGCTCTCTCGCCTTGAAGCAAAGGAGCAGTCACATGAATGAGCGCAGAAACCGCCCATCGTCTGGCAAACAGGCAATGTCAGCCAACCTCCGCAAAATCTCCCGACAGAACCAGTTGTACGGATTCCGCATGGCTCTGGATGGCATCACTGCCACATGGGGCGCACTGATTCAGAATCTTCGGTGCGATGCAGACCTGACCGATGAACAGGTGCAGAAAATCATCCGCATTGGTGACAGGTACTGGGAGATGGTCGGCAAGTTCAAAGAAGAGGGCATGACCCCTGACGAGTTTGCAGATTACATCACAGCAAAGTCGGAGCAGGTCGAAAAAGAGTTGAGAGAAAGGTGGAGCTAACAATGTTTGAATTTGTAACCCGCTGGCTGGTCTGCTTAGTCCTGCTGGCGGTAGTAGTTCAGTCTGAACGGACAATCAAAAACACGGTAGACAACCTGTTTGAAAAACGGCAGGCAATGCTTGTCTGGCTGTTCGTCAACGTGTGTCTGGCCGTTTGTACGGCTGTTGTGATGGGGTGGAAATGATGGACAACGAACTTTACTGCCCGATGAAGATGACCAGCAATCCGCTTGGTCGGTGCGTCTGCGAGAAAGAAAAGTGCGCTTGGTGGCGGCAGGTTGAAAACTGTTGTTCCGTCTGGTGGATTTCATGTAAGCTAGACGGCATCGAAACGAAAATGAAGAGGTAAGAGTATGAAAAAGCGAATTTACCTTGTTCTCGAAACCGAAGCAGACGAGGATGACAAGAGCATCCTTAGCGATATTGAGCAGGAACTTGGAATGGCTACGCACTATTTTGAAACCTGTTCTTATAGCGAAATTGGCTTTGAGGGCTTGTGGATAAGCACATTTGAGAAGCCGCCCAAGAAAGAAGATGCAGATGAAAACGGCTATGTGACGGCGATTGCTGGGCAAATTACAAAGTCCGATTGCGTAGGTTATCCATATAAGTGGTTGTGGAATGTAGTTGCAAAGCATCCATGCGCATACCCTGTTTGGAAGCCTGTCAAGGAGGTCTGATACATGGCAACACCCAAACCAAAAATGAAAAATATAGAACCGGATATTTTGATTATTAACGTGATTGCGAAGAAAAACGATGGAACCATTGAACTTTCAGTTCCAGATGACGTATTCAATCAGGCAGAACAAATTTTGCTAAAGAGTGAACGAGGCGTATTTTGCAAAACTTTTTTGTCGGAGGCATGTAATGTCAATTAACAAAAAAATTCGTGAAATTATATATCAAAAATACGGCGGACGCTGTGCTTATTGCGGGAAAGAAATCTCTTACAAGGATATGCAAGTAGATCATTTCAAACCATTACGGTCGTGGGAAACAAAAGACAAAAACGCCAATGACGTTTCAAATCTCATGCCCGCTTGTCGTATGTGCAATCATTATAAACGTGCAAATTCCTTAGAAGTGTTCCGACGATACATTTCTGAAATTCCACGCAAGCTAAGAAACGACTACATTTATAAAATCGGCGTAGCTTATGGAAATGTAATTGAAAACGAAAAGCCAATCGAATTTTTCTTTGAAAGAGTAGAAAAAGAGCAAAAGAGGTGATAACTCTTGGCAACCCCCCCAAAGCGTGGTCGTGGCAGACCGCCGCTGACCGAAGCTGAAAAGAAAAAGCGTGAGAAGCGGGCGCAAAAGGCGAAAGAAGAAGCCGCTGCGAAGCGTGAAAAAGAGCGTGAGAAGAAGAAACAACAGATGCTTAACAAGCGGAAATCTATCCGCTCACAGGTAAGTAAAAAGGTGAAAGAGCAACAGGAGTTGGCAATCACGAGGTCGAAGATGATGAACACAGGCGATTTGCAGTCGAGAATCGGTGATGAAGAGGACAAGAAGGTCATCGGCATGATTGCAGCCAAGTATTTTGGCGACCTTCCGAGCGTGGACATGAACAACCCAATTGAAGTGCAGCAGCGCCTTGACTTCTTTTTTGACGCTTGCATCGAAGCTAGAATTTCCCCTGTGGTGGAATGGATTGCACTGGTTCTGGGCATCGAATGGGTGAGCTTGAAGCAAATTATGGCGGGCAAGCGTCGTGACGACAGCTTACAACAGAAGTACATCCTGAAACTGATTCTGCAAATGCAGTCCATGTGGGCGTACAACGGTATGTACGGTCAGGAGAACCCGGCAGAGTGGATTTTCCGGGCCAAGAACTACTTTGGTATGCGTGACAACGTGGAAGTCACCGTTGCACCGCCTGAACAGCCGTTGGGTGATGCCCAGAGCGCAGAACAGTTGGCTCAGAAGTACCAGACGGCTTTGCCAAAAGGGATTGACGTGGAGTACAGAGAGGTGACAGAGAGGTGAAAGAACTTATTGCTTTCTTTTTGTTATCTTGGGCGGTTGCTTTTTTGATTATCAACAATTTTAACGATAAGGAGTAAAACATGAAAAAAGTAGCAACTATTATTTCTTCTGTGGTAGCAGCATTTTTTGTTGCAGTGGTTCTTTTGCTGTGTTTGGAGAGAGTACCTGTTGGTTATGTTGGAGTTGTTTATTCAGCACGAGGTGTTGAGCAGAACACCTTGTCACAGGGTTGGCACTTTCTTTCTCCCATGAAGCACGTTAGCAAGTTCCCTATCAGTCAGCAGCAACTTATTTTTTCGGATGACCCGGCAGATTATAACGCAAAAGAACACGCAGATTGGCATATTGATGCTCCTGCAAGCGGTGGAATGGTTGGAGTAAACCTTACCGTAAATTATAACTTCATTCCAGATCGTGTTGTTGAACTCTACAGCCGTTTTAACGGAATGGATGGCGAAACGCTTGTGGAAAGCCGCATCCAGAACAGCATTATCGCCTACGTCAAGGAGGTAACGCCCCAGTTTTCTGTAATGGATATTTATTCTGAAAAGAAAACGGAAGTAAACAACGCAATCACAAATTATTTGAACGAAAAGCTTACCAATGAATACGGAATCAACGTTTCAAGTGCCCTCGTGATTGACGTAGAGCTGGATGACACCCTGACCGAAAAGATTAGAGCGAAAGAACAAGCAAAGCAGGACGCTGAGATCGCTGAGCTGAACAAGCAGACTGCTCTTGCACAGGCTGAGACGGACAAGGTGAAGGCTCAGACGGAGGCCGATGTGAAAGTGATCGAAGCACAGGCAGAAGCAGAATCGAATCGTATCGTGTCGGAATCCATCACTCCCGAACTGATTCAGATGAAAGAAGCTGAAGCCAGACTGAAGCATGGATGGGTTACTGTCAATGGAGCAGATACAGTCGTAACAAAAGCCGATTGACGGGGAACATAAAGAGGAAAAAACATGACTAACGGCGATTTTATCCGCTCTATGACGGACGAAGATATTACAGAAAACTTTACGCGGGGCATCTGTGAGCTTATCAAACATCGTGACCCGGAGCGTTGCCAGAACCGTGAGCATTGCTTTCATTGCGTCAAGGACTGGCTGAAAGAGAAGAACAAAATCATGGTGAGGGCTGACAAATGGGAACTTTGATTGACTTTTCCGACCCCTGCCTACGCACATTCCTTCCTGTCCTCTTGCAAGACCACACGACAGGCAAGAACATTATCTGGGCGACAGACCCGCCGCCTGAACTAGGCGTGGGCTTTGCAGATGAAATCACGCTGGAACAGTTGGAAAAAGTTCAGTTTGTCCCTCGTGTGCAGAAACGGATTGCAGACCAGAAGAAGCGCACCAGCAAGAAAGCTGAGGTGTTCACGCCGACTTGGGTTTGCAAGAAGATGGCAGACGTTGCAGAGAAAGACTTGGTAGGCGAGGACTGGAAAGAGTACATCAACAAGACTTGTCTTGAAGTCACCTGTGGAGAAGCGCCGTTCCTCACAAGCCGATACGATACCACGACAGGACAAATGATTGCCGTGCCGGACAGAATCGGTCTGCTGGATAGAAAGCTGAATGTTTTGGCAGAGCAGTTCCATGACTACGATATGTGGATGTGCTGGGCAATCAGTGCCTACGCATCGACATACGGCTATGAGTGGCAGGGAGACAACCTCTTGCTGGCAAGGTGCAACCTGTTCCTGACGCTGATTGAAAATTTCAGGTATCGGTTTGATGGTAAAAGGTTGGAAATCGGCTGTATGCCTATGTCCCTTGACTGTATCACAGACATCATCTCATGGAATGTTTGGCAGATGGATGGTTTGAAAAAGACCGTACCCGGCACAGATATTCCGTGCAAAATCAAAGACTGGGAAGCTTACAAGGAAATCCTGTTCAAGGATGTTGGGGAGAACGAGCAATGAAAATCATTACATATCCTGACGGTCGTTCAGAACAGGTTGGAACGCCGTTAGAACTAGCGCAGTTTATGTTTGGTTTGACTGAATATCAAACTATGCAGAAGTTCAAGAAGCTGATTGATTCTATTCCGCAACAGATTGAAAACCCAAAGAAAAAACGCGCATCTAAAAAGAAAGCAGGCGAATCTGATGCAAACTGACAGAGGAATCTACCACAAGCGAGTGTGTGACCGCTGCGGAGCAGTTCTGGGCGGCAGGATGATGAACCCCGACGAATACTTCAAGGACTGGGCGTGGCGCAGGGACACAGGCGACCTGTGCCCGGAGTGCTATGAGGAGTATAAGCGAGTGATTGGACGGTTCAATGCCAACAGAAGGAGAAAGAGAGGGCAGAGATAATGGATGTTTACTGCACCACCGAACATTGCTCTTGCATGGGCATCAAGCAGTTCTCTGCTGGAAAAGCTATCCGATGCACAGCAGAATCCTGTGAGAACAAATCAGAGCCGTCCTGTGGCTCTTGCAAATGGTACGCAGAGCCAGAGGGCGTGTGTGTGAACGACCAGTCAGAACACGTTGCAGACTTCGTGTTGGACGAACGTGGATGCAAAGAATGGGAGAACAAAGATGACAACAGGGGAGAAAATCAGGAAGCGAAGATATGAGCTTTCCGTAACTCGACAAGAACTTGCAAAACAACTCGGTCATGGTTCAAACTACATTGCAAATGTAGAGCTTGGCTACAGGATTCTTGGCGAGCGAGAACTTGAAATTGTAGCAGACTATCTAAAATGCAACGCATCTGACTTAAAGTCTACGTTAATTGACCCCACCAATGATGACTTCGGAGCGGTCTGCAACTGCGCTGTCCGCTATTGCTTTGGCAGACGGTCGTATATGCCTAGCCTTGTCTGCGGATACATCACTACGCTTCTGCCGAAACTAACGGACAAGACGCTGGATTGCTTTGAACGTGACATTGCAGAGCGCAAGCGGACAGGGTTCAACTTTGGCGATTCCTGCGACTATGAGACGTGGGATGCGTTCTACAAGGCGGTTTGTAAGGAGATTGAAAGGAGAAAGGGCAATGCCAATATATGAGGTCGCTTTAGGCATCGTTTTGACAACGATGGTTGGTATGTTGTTTGTATCTCCCATTTATCTGTTTGAACGATATATCCTTTGGGAAATTTTGGACGAATATATTGATAGCACCGTTATCAAGGTTGTTGCTTGTGCGGTTATCAATATTACTATTTTCTTAATTGGATATGTAATCGTTCTTGCTGGTGCGGGGTATAAAAATGGCTAACACACTTTGGCATCCAGCAAGCGAACCGCCACGAGATCGAACGCAGCCTTTGTTGCTTGCGGCTAAGACAACGTGGCGTGATAAAGATGGAAAAATGTTGCAAGGAATCTCGCCGACAGCCTACTTCCTTGGCTGTTACGCAGACGGTCAGTTCTGGGATGAGATAGGCGAGAGACTGCCAAAAGATGTGACGGTGACGCATTGGATGGCGTTTCCGATGGTGTAGGAGGGCTTATGAAAAACAATATCGTTGTTACGCAAGATATGGTTGACGCATTCACGGCAGAAATGCAGGAAGCATACAAAAAGTACGGTGATGATGAAGAAATCGTTCACAGCATGATGGACGGCATCATGTGTGAAACCTTAGAAAAGCTGGGCTTTGCAAAAGGAGTGGAAATCTTTGACGAAGCACCGAAATGGTATGCGTAAGGAGCAGTAAATATGACGAACAAGAAGTTTGGCATCATCATTATGAACTTGAGCCTTTTTGATTTCGGGCCGAAACCGCCTTGTGGGTATATCAAGGCAAAACATATCCGCCCAGCGTACGGCAAAGGCGCAAGGCCTGTAAAGGCGCATAAGCGAATCACGAGAACGAGAGAGGGGTTTAGAAAGTGAAAAAGCTTAAATTTCCTGAGGATTTCTTTGCGTACGACAACCCAGACTGCCCAGACAAGGACATTGAAAAAGCCGTGAACAGGATGAAGAACTGGATGAAGGGCGAAACCTATAAGAGCAACCCTTGGTTCTTTATGGCAGCTGGTAACTATCTGATTGTCGGTCTGATTGCTGAGGATGGGCAGAAAACAATCTACGTTGCGCGGCAATATTATGAGATAGTCAATATTCCGGGCGAAGGTTGGCTGCGTGAATCTGACGCTGAGTGCCCGGTTTAAGGAGAATTAAAAATGGAAGAACTCAAGAGATGTCCGTTCTGCGGTGGGGAAGTGGCTATTGCAGAAACAGGGACTGATGTAAAGAAATGGATGTTTATTTCGAGAGCGCACGGAGAAAACAAATGCACTTGCCGTGTTTTTATGGAAAGTGGGGAGTATTGGTTTGATTGCTCCGAAAAGGATAAAGAAAGAATTAAAGCCGACCTTATCGAAGCATGGAACAAACGCTACAAAGAGGACTGAAAATGGAGCAGGAACACAAGCCGAGAACATCAATGATTCTTCTGTTGGAACACGTTCATGCGATGGACGAGCTGACAGACGAGGAATTGGGAGCGTTCGTCCGCAACTACGCACAGTATGTTGAGACTGGACTTGAGCCAGCATACGACAACGATCGTGCTATGCGGATGCTCTGGAAAGTCGTTAAGGCGTTTGATGATATGAACGTGCAGAAGATGGAAGAACGTGATAGACGTAGACGAGAAGCAAACAAGAAAAATATAAACAAGCGTTGGAACGATAAAAAATACGAAAGCATACCAATGGTATCACAGGATACGAATGGTATAAATGGTATACCAAACATACCAACTGATACGAATGGTAGCTTATCTGTATCTGATTCTGTATCTGAATCTGACAAAAAAGAAAAATGTGAAAAGAAAAATGCCAACGAAGTAAAACGCTTCAAAGCACCGACTGTCGAGCAAGCCAAAGAATACTTTGCGGATAAAGGCTACATGGAATCAGAAGCAGAGCGGTTTGTTGACCACTTCACGGCAAATGGCTGGAAAGTTGGCAAATCGCCTATGAAAGACTGGAAGGCTGCTGCACGGAACTGGATGCGTAACGTGAAGGACTGGAACGGTGGCTATCAGCAGACAATGGCTGAATTGCCTGACGAGGGAGACTTTCTGCGGTGAATATTGAAAATCAGACCCAATACATCCTGCTGGGGGCAGTCCTCACGTTCTCGGAATATGCCGATGTGCTGCAAGACCTTAAAATCGACGATTTCTGCCCTGAACTGCGTGATACATTCGCTGCCATTTGTGGCTATTGGGAACACAACGACAAGTGGAACCCGGTAGAAGTCATGGGGCGGTACGATAACTGCAAGAAAGCAATGGGTGAATGTCTGGATGCCTTCGGTGCAGAGTTCATCCGCAACGTCACTCACGACATGATGCTTGGATGGGCTGGAATCGTCAAGGAAAAGGCGGCATTGTCCAGAGCCAGAGAGATTGCATTCAAAATCGTTGATGGCTCGACCAGATATGCAGACCTGACAGGCATTTATGAGCAGCTAGGCGAAGCTATAAACCTGCACAACGAGAGAAGCGATTTCATCCCGATGTGTGACGGCATAGACAATTACATCCGCAAGCTAGATGATAAGCCGGAGTATATCAGCACAGGGCTTAGAGTGTTGGACAACAACTTGCATCTTGTGCCGGGCAACTTCGTTGTGATCGGCGGCAGACCATCTGCCGGTAAAACAGCTCTGTCCTTGCAACTTGCCTGTGAAATAGCAAAAAACGGACGCAAGGTGGCGTATTTCAGCCTAGAGACCGACCCGGACACGCTCTATGCTCGTATTATCGCAAACCAGCTAGGCGTACCGCTGCACACGGTCAAGAACAAGACCGTCAGCATTAACGAGCTTGACCGGCTGGCGGCTATCAAGAAATATCCGCTATTCGTCCGCTCTGCCGCTGGTAAGAGCGTTGGGTGGATTAGAACGCAGTCCATCAGGATGCAAGCTAAAGTGGTTTTCATTGACTATTTGCAGCTTATCCATCAAGCCGGAGCGAAAGACCGATACAGTGCCGTTACGGAGATCAGCATGGCACTACATGAGTTCGCACAGTCCACGGGAACGCTGGTGGTAGCCCTTGCGCAGCTCAATCGAGAGACCGCAAGAGCAGGCATCCCACCGACCGCCGCAGACTTGCGAGAATCCGGGCAAATCGAGCAGGACGCAGATGCAATTATCCTGCTGGCGCAGAACGTGACCACAAAAAAGCGACCAGAGCCGCATTATCACTTTGCGCTTGAGAAGAACAAAGAGGGCAACGTGGGGTCGCTGGACATCACGTTCCAGATGGAAACTCAGCAGTTCAAAGAATGCGTGTGGATGTAACGAGAGGAGAATAAACATGAAATACCGCAAGAAGCCAGTTGTTATCGAGGCATTCAAACTTAATGCACGAGGCCTTGTTGGAGAAGATTGGTTCTGGAATGCAGTAAGTAGCAATGAGATTATCACGCATGATTTCGGAAAGTTTCACGATGACCCTGCGTGGTGCGAGATTAAAACGCTCGAAGGGACTATGATTGCTAGGACTGGCGATTATATCATTCGTGGCGTAAATGGCGAAATCTACCCGTGTAAACCTGACATTTTCGAGAAAACATACGAAGCGATTGAGTGATAGTAGCCTAGCATCGTTTCTGCGCTCGTATCTTCACGGTAGAATAGGCAAGAAAAACAGATAACATGGTCTGGGCGATAAAGTTACCGTCTGAACCCAATAAATATTTTTTATCAATCAACAAACGGAGGAAAACGATTATGAACATCACTCGACTGGAACAAGAGACCATCGTCAACTTCAATGCAGCGGAAGATACTGCATCGGTTTATACCGCTGACCCGGTGTATATGCGCAAGCTTGACAAGCTGTGCGAACGTGAGCCTGCATCGTACAAGCTGGTCAAACAGGACAAGGACGGTAAGTGGTATGAGATGCCCAAGCGACTGGTTCGGTTTGCAACCACAAGAATTATGACGGACGAACAAAAAGAAGCGGCTGCGGAGCGTATGCGCAAGATGCAAGCAGCAAGATGCAAGCAGACAGCAGAATTCAAATCTCCGCTATAATCACCAATTAACAAATGGAATGAAAAGCATGGAATGGTATCAGGTAGTAAAACTACCCTCTGCGACTATTCCGTGTTTTTTTTCGTCTGTTATTTATCTAGAGAAAACGGCAAAGTCTGATTTTGAGCAGAAACCGTCACGATCAAGTGGCGGTTGGGCTAATATGGCTACGACTATAAGCGTGATGCGTTTGCATGCAAGTGGATGCACATGATGCGTTCGCATACCAATCTTCCTCTCTTCCTTCCTTCTTCTTCCCCCCTATAACCCCCTATTATTATCTATCTATCTCTCTATCTCCCTTCCATGAAATAGACAAGCTATTTCATGTCCCCACGCCAAGATGAAAGCTACACCGTTAGCCAACAGGGCAGACCGTAGGCGAGAACTGGCGTGAGATTCGGGCTGGTGGATGGTCTACGACTATTTCACATGGAGAATTAACTTCATTTTGCAGTCGGTTGGATATATAGAAATGTTGCATTAACTATTCATAGCGAAATACTATGGATTGAATATAATACCATAGCGAATTACTGGGAATTAAATCGAGCAGGGACAGACCGAATCGGATGGTATGAGTTATTATACGAAATAATCCGTGATTATCAGGAGTAACTATATCTGTATACTATAATAAGTACGGTTATTATACGAAATATACATAACTACCGGAAGAATAAATTATGCGAAATTGGAACGAGAGGTGATTTGAGGAGTGGTCGGATGACTTAGCGACTATCGCACCTCTCTTTTCCTAAAAGGCAAACGACTATTTCACACAAAAAATACACGACTATTTGACGATGGTTCGCAAGAAAACGCTACGACTATTACTCTACGACTATCAGCGGACAGTTCGCTGCTATACGATATATAGGACTTTCAAAAGCTAGTCGTCTGACGACTTTACGACTATTCCACGACTATTTTATTGGAGAAACTACGACTATTCCAGCCAGAACGCTACGACTATTGCTGACCTCTATTAGCTATCGGGCGAAAGCCCGAAAATAAATACGGCGAGAGCCGCCAATGGTTCCGCGCCGCCCGGTGGACTGTCCCGCCGGGTGAATGGTGCTAGGCTGACCGGGTACGCCCTGACTGCTGACCGGTGCCAGATTGCAAGCCGCCGGGCTGGCATGGTCTGCGGTGTGCGCACCCTTGCACTCTTATATACCTTATTATAATAGTCGGCTGTGCTGACCTGTACAGCGTCCGGGCGTGGCGGTGGTATCTCTTGTATGCGCTGGAGGTGCTGCGGCGCTGTGATACGCTCCAACGTGGCGTAAGCTGCATTTTATCCGCTTGTGTCGGTCTAGTATTTGCGGCGGTAGAATGGGGCAAATCTCAGGAAATGCCTCTGTAAAGCCCTGCGTGCTGTTTTGTGGCGTGTGTGGTATAAATTGCATTAATAGCACAAAACGTGCTGTAAACGCTTGTATTGTGCTGTATTGCAGCAGGGCAAAATAAAAGCCCTGCACCCTCAGCAGGTGCAAGGCAAAAGAAAAGCCCGGCCATTTCTGACCGGGTGAAATGCTTCTTATTTGCTGGCCTTGAAGAGCGCGGAGAAAAACCAGAAGAAGAACAGAATGCAGGAAAATATCACTTGTCGCACCCCCTTATACAACACTAAATCGCTTGTATGTGGTACGCTTGCTACATTCAGCATAAATATCCGGGTGCGCTGCCTGCAAAAGCTTGCTATCAAGTCGGACACTTTGCACGTCCTTATACATTACCTTGCAAGCGCCTGCAACAACCTCCGGCGCTCCCTGCATCATGGTGATAATTTCATCTCGCAGGCTGTCCCGCATCTGCTCCGCTTGTTCTGCAAGCCGCTTATACTCTCGATACTCGTTGCACTTTTGTTCTAGGTCTGTCATTTTTTAGCCCTCCATGTTAGCTGTTGAGAAATGCAATCATAACGAGCGCGCCGGAGATCATGCCGCCCACGTACCAGAGGGCCGCCCACTGGGTAAAGTCAAGTGTAATCATACTGCAAACCCTCCATTAGTCAAATTCCGGCATTGTCAGAATGATTTTTTTGCACCGCTCAACGCTCAAGCGGTACGGCTTGGAGCGGGTCAGGTTGTCCGCTACAATCTGAGTGTATACCATAAGCGGCAGCTCAAAAAGCGCGGCGCATTTGGGATACAGGCGCACGGCCTGATTTCTGATTTCTGCGTTAATTTCATCTGTCCGTGTCATGCTTTACACCTCCGTGTTTTTGCCGTTGGGGTTAATCCAATCGTTTTTGATGTCGTACCGCTTACAGTAGCGATAAAGGTTAATCAGCTGCACAAAGTCGCCAGCGCTTATATATGCCTCATTGTCCGGCGCATCGAGGGAACAAATAAGGGTCGTTCCGTTGTCCTCCCGCTGCACAAGTTCTAATTTTCTGCCGTTGTTCACTTCAAAAACAAGCTTGTTCATATTTATACCATCCTATTAAAACCAGTACAATAAATTCATATCGGTGCCCGGCTTGGTGATCTCCCGGATGCAAGGATACAAGCCGTAACTGTCAATTTGCAAGCCGTATTCTGCAAGCTCTTTGTTGAGCTTTACACGCCGTTTTGCAAGTTGAGCCTGTCGGGTTTTGAGCCACTCGGAGTTATAATAGTGGCTGTCGTTGTCAAGCTCCCAAGCTCTTGCGTCTGCAAGCCCCCAACGCTGCACGCTGTCAAGGAGCTTTCTTGCTTTTTCGTATGCCTCAGCGGGTACGCGGTCAGCGGCTTTATCTGCGGCAGTTGTCAGCGTGTCAAGCGTGGCAAGATCAAACGCGGCGCGGGCTCTGTTATACCATACGCAAGCGCGATGACTGCGGCCTTCGTAGTCCCCCGGAATGGGGCGGGCGGTGTATTCGATCTCTTTATTGTTCATCATGGTTTTTGTCCTCCTGTTTTGTGGTGGTACTTGGTAGGTGTTACGCTTTCTTGCGTCTGATTATATTATACGCTTTCTTGCGTAAATGTCAATAGGTATTTACGCTTTTTTGCGTATTTATTTTTTAAGTTTTGGCTTGTCCGCTTTTGCACAGTTTCGGACACACTGCCCGCATTCCAGCGCCGCCGCCGTCCCGGTCGCCCAGCGTGTCCAGCGTCTGGGCGTGTGTGCCTTGCCTTGCGTGGTCTGCCTTGCTGCCTGTGACGTGCAAGCCGTCCGGGTGCGCTGGAGTAGGCAGGGGTGTACCGGCGGGGTATATAGCCGCCGCCCAGCCCCGCCCGGTCAGTCTCTCAACCACCGAAAAAATAAAAAAGACCCACCCCATTTTCACAAATCAGAACCCATCCGATTGTGCAAGTCTCCAAAAATTCCGAAAAATACAAAAAGGCCCATTTCGGAGCCTAGATTGTGCTATAATCAGCTAAAGGCAATACGCCAAAGAAAGGAAGAATCAAAATGAGGAAGAGAATCATTGCGGCGGCTCTAGCAGCGGCTATGATGCTTGCTATGCCTATTAGCGCAATGGCAACTGCAAAGCCTGATGAATGGTCTGCTCCTATTGAGCTGGAAGAGACCAATGCAACACAGGTGCAACCCATAACAATCAAAGAATCCCATAGCCATCTTGAAACCAAGTACGAATACGGCAAAACGAGATACTATGTGTTCTACGCTGTATTGGTTGAGAATCCTAACACCGATTGGGCGGTCGATTTTGTTTCGCTGAATGTCACGGTATACGGCGAAGATGGTTCCGTCTTAAAAACCGATTCTGAAACGCTGGACTGGGTTGGCGAGGGCGATTCTTATTGGTATGGCGATTATATCGCTTTTGATTCCGATGGCGTTAAGCCAGCAAGAATTGAATACACGACAAGCGCAGAGAACTGGAACGTTCACGAAGCAAGCCCTGCCAATCAGATTGTTCGTGCTGGAGAACTTGCTGTTACAAACGTTTCCAAACGTGGTTCCGGCTATGATTTGCGATTCACTGGACAGGTTACGAACAACAGCCAGTTTACAAGCAATGCGGTCAAGGTTATTGTCCTTTACAAGATGAAAGACACCGAAGGCAATGAAGTTCCTGTTGGCGGTGAGTATACTTACATCATGGATAGCCTTGCTTCGGGTCAAACAGCATCGTTTGAGCTTTATCCATTGAGTGGATTTACTGGTTATAGCTCTTATGAAGTGGTTGCCATTCAAGATTGACCCATAACACAAAAAGCCAGCGGCTAGATGTTCTCTAACCACTGGCTTTTCTTATAGACTGTTTACTTCACGATTTTATCGTGATAGGGATGGTACTCAACATTGGGCAAGGGCATCCAATACTTCACATCATGCATGATGCACTTGTTGCCCCGGAGCAGAACCGGCTCGATCTCGCCGTTTTCGTCCGGTTCAAAGGAAAGCTGACCGCTATCGACAACCTTTCCGTCACAAGCGATAACAGGCTCGTGGAAGCACTCGCCGTAGTTAACGGTGCGCCAGAGTTTCAGCATGGTCTCGAAAGCGTAGTTGAGGTATTCCCCCATATCCTGAATCTTATCTGCGGTAAGCATAGTTGTTCTCCTTTCACATGGGCATCTGGGTCTGGCCGTTCGTGACCTGAACCAACATAACAGAGTTCGCACACGGTCTCCACTTCTTGATGTACTCGACAGCTTCATCGAACCGCTTCTTTGGCACGTTGTTTCGACTGTTCACGTTGAACCAGTCCTGAATGTCCCGGTTGCATTCCATGAACAGCTTCTGAGAGACGCTACGGCTCTTGTAGGCCGGGCTGTCCATGCCGCCAAGAGCGTTGATGACCACCGTGTTCACGACACGCTTCAGCACACGCTGCTGGTTGTAGTCGATGGTCATGGTGTTCTCAAGAGCGGAAATGCGCTGCTCCTGTTTCATGGTGCGCTGGTCAATCACAAGGATTGCTTGCAGTTCCTTAGAAAGCCCTGCGAACTGGTTGACGGACACGTTTTTCTCAAGGTCGATCAGCTTTTGGCGAATCTCCATGCCCTGCGGTGTCCGCTGAATCATCGCAATGTGCTTCGCCATGTCCAGAGTGATGATGTGGTCGATTTGCTTTTGCGGCATTTTACGCCCATCGTCACGGGTGACATTTTTGACATCCGTGAAATAATCCGTTCCATCGACAAATCCGTATTCACACATTCTTGCAAACCAATGCGTGTAATCGGTCTTAATTTTCAGCCTTTCGTACAACTCCCTACCAAGCACTACCTTTTCGCCAGTGTCGGTGTTGTACACGGGGATAACATCTTCGGAGAAGATTCGGATGGTTTCGAGATTATTATTCATAGAAATTTGACCTTTCTATCTTGCGAGAGCAGGCCATCTCTGGTATAATAACCCAAAGAGGGTCTATACTCTCTGAGTGTTTCATAAGACGTTCGCTGTGGTCTGCAAACTTTAGCGAGCGTCTTATTCTTTTTCATCGGTCTCCGGGATGGGATGCACCTCAAAGAACGTGTCACGGATGGCTGCGGCCTGTGCAACCTTGTGTTCGGTGCAATAGGCTTTCAGCCACTGGAACTGCCGTTCGGTCAGTGCAACAGTGAACGTGTGATTGTGGCGTTCGAGATAAGGGCTATACATAAACTCACCTCCCTTCATGTGGGTGCAACCAGTATACGCAATATGTTGTGGTTTGTCAATTACGCAAACGCTTAATGTAGTACTGGTATCTGTACAAAATCTAAAAGTTTGTAGATTTGCACAAAATTCAGCCCTTATTTTTGTTTACTCCCGCTTCGTACCCTGCCCGGTAGTTCAGTTCGGACAGCTTACCCAGCGCTTCTGCGTACTCCCTGTCCTCGCTGGTCGGCTCTTTGCCGTGGGCAAAGGTTTTCAGAAATTCTTCGGTTGTCGTGGGAAAGTTCATGTTTTTTGCTCCTTTCTATTGCAGAAGTCGCTTGCTTCTGCTATAATAATTGACAGAAACCGAGACTGCGCCCTTGGTTGCGCAGCTTCTGTTTTGTGGTGGAATAGGTCGTCAGTGCTACTTTGGTCGGTTGTGCTGACGGCCTATTTTTTATGCCACAAAGGATAAATCTACCATTGCTGGCTGATTCATCGTGTGTTCTGCTGTCTTAGATTATAGACGCTTGGTATATAGTTGTCAACAGCCCAATTTGTATAATTTGCATCAGATATATCTGAATTTGTGTCACAGATGTGTGATATTTGATAGCGGTTCGCTCTCAGAATGTAAATAAATAAGTTTACAAGCAGATTTTTCACATTACGAATTATCGCTCTTTTTATAAAATATATACATTCTGTAAATATAATTCGGTCACATAAGTGAGACCTCAGAAATATCTGGACTTGGTGATAGTAAAATTGAGAAAGCTCTTGACAATTTACGCTAGAAAGCGTATACTGGCATTAAAGAAAGAGAGGAACGAAAAATGGCTGCAACGAATAACAAGGTGAACTCAAGCGAAATCCTTCGTGATATAATGAAGAATCAGCATAAAACATACGAATATCTCCGGGAAAAGCTTGACTACAAAACCATTTCCAGCGCATCTTCTCGTGTCCTCGCTGATGATATGAAATTATCTACAATGGTTCAAATTCTTGAGGTTTTCGGGTACAGACTGGTCGTAGAACCTGCAAATGGGAAACTTACTCGTGCTGGCTGCTATGAAGTAGTAGAGGAAAAGGACGGTGAACCAGAATGATTTACGGTTACGCTCGTGTCAGTTCCGCTGGTCAGGCGATTGACGGTAACAGTCTTGAAGCCCAGTCGGAACTTTTGAAAGCTAACGGCGCACAGAAAATCTTTTCGGATGTTTACACCGGCACGAAGCTGCATCGTCCAGAACTTGACAAGCTGATGGCTGAAATCCAGCCGGGAGATACGCTGATCGTGGCGAAGCTCGACCGTATTGCTCGTTCTGCCAAGAATGGTCTTGAACTGATAGACCAGTTCATTGATAAGGGTGTTTCGGTGAACATCTTGAACATGGGGGTTATGAACAACTCCCCAACTGGCAAGGTCATTCGAACTGTTATGCTTGCCTTTGCAGAGTTTGAGCGTGACATGATTGTTGAACGCACCAGAGAGGGCAAGAGGATTGCCAGGCAACGCCCTGATTACAAGGAAGGCCGCAAGCCCACCGAGTATGACCGTAACCTCTTTGACGTTCTTCACGAGCAGGTGGAGAAGCGCATTCTCACGGTCACGGACGCTGCCAAACAGCTTGGCGTGACCCGCCAGACGTGGTATCGGATTGCTGAACAGAGAAAGGCTGGATAATATGCAAGGAGAAAAACTGATTGTTAAGAATGGAAGCATCACACTGCGGTCTATGCTTGACTTTGGTGGATTCCTTGAAATCAAGAGGTTCTTGGAAGCCTGTCATTCGGAAAACTGCACCGTTACCTTTGCAAATGAGGAAATTGTCATTTTCCCGAATGAATACGATGCTGCTAAAGATGCTCTCGTCTTTATTTACGGTACACTGGCAGAAAGACACAGTATTATCGAAAAGTATCTTCGTTACAAGTTAATGCTTGGGGATGAAGAACCGAAGCCTACTTTATATAACCAGTGAAAGGAGTAGCTCATGGACAACTTTAATGCCATTTACAAGATTCTCAAACTGCTGGATAAGCACAAGGGCGATGAAGAATTTGACTATGAGCTTATCTCTGCAAAAGCAATGAAGATGAAGGTTTCTGACTGGGAGCAGATTATGATTGAACTGCAAATAAACGGCTTCATTCGCGGTCTGGTCTACACGCAAGACCTAACGAACAAGTTCCCGCATATTGTAGAGCCGATTCACCCACAGATTACCTTGAAAGGCATGGAGTATCTCTCCGAAAATGGCATAATGAAGAAGGTAGAAAAAGGGTTAGAAACGGTCGGGCAGTTTTTTTAATTGATTTTGAGAAATAAAGTTTCTGGAATCGCATTATAAAACCGAATATTTGATTTTTGTGCAGTTGTAGGCACTCTTTACATTTTCAGGTAGGGGGGTGCCTATTTTTTTATGCAGCCAAAGCAGTGTATCGCCATCATCGACAGCATCAAAGCGTATGCAAAGCAGAATCCGACCGAAGCACAAGTCTATGAGGACTGGCTTCAAGCGGTAGTGAACCTGAGAGATGCCCTGCCACAGGACAAGCGGTTCGATGCCTACAAACACTCTGGTGAGCTACGCTCTGTCTGTGCAGCCATGATGGGCAAGATGAAAACAGGCGAGGATGTGGCGAAGGTTTATGACATTATCGGTCGGACGTACTTGTTTGAAGCAAAGGATGTGTTTGACAGCTATTGCATCTACCTTGAATGGAACCGTGCGCCAGAAAAGAAGTTCTATCAGCCGAGACGCAGGGTGCTTTTGACGTTGGTTCGTGATCTAGAGGATTTGTTTTTCCATCGTGTAGAATTCCTTGGGGTTAGTCAGCCCCCGAGAACTGGAAAAAGTACGCTCTGTATATTTTTTATCACATGGCTGATGGGCAACCGCCCTGACGTTGCATCTGTTATGAGCGGACATTCTGACAAGCTGACCAACGGCTTCTATGGTGAAGTACTGTCTATCATCACCGACCCTGTGACCTACAACTGGGGCAAAATCTTCCCTGACGTTCAGCTTGTGGACAAGAGCGCAAAGGACGAAAGCGTTGACCTGAACCGAAAGAAGCGCTTCCCCACCCTGACCTGTCGTTCCATCGGCGGCACGCTGACTGGCGCTGTTGAAATCGGCGAGGGCGGCGTTCTGTACAGTGATGACTTGATCGAGGACTTGGAGGAAAGCCTGAACGTTGAGCGTCTGAACAACAAGTACGATGCCTATTTGAACCAGTTGAAAGACCGTAAAAAGCAGGGCGCATTAGAGTTGATGGTTGGCACACGCTGGAATGTGCTTGACCCTCTGGGACGCATCCAGAACCAGTATGCAGACAATCCGAAGTACAGATTCCGGGTGATTCCTGCGGTGGATGAGAACGGACACAGCAACTTCAATTATGACTATGGCGTTGGCTTTGACGATGCCTACTATGCTGACATGAAAGCCAGCATTGACGATGCAACATGGTGGGCAAAATACATGGGCAAGCCCTATGTGCGTGAAGGCCTACTGTTTCCTGCCGATGAACTGCGGTATTTTAATGGAGTTCTTCCTGACGGTGAGCCTGATCGCAAGCTCATGGTCATGGATATTGCATGGGGCGGCGGCGACTTCACCGCCTGTCCTATCGCCTATGTGTACGGAGATGCTGTGTTCATTCCTGACCTTGTGTTCAATAATGGCGATAAGACAGTGACCAGACCAGAAGTCGTGGGCAAAATCATCCAGCATAAAATCAACGTGGTGCGCGGCGAAGCCAACAACGGCGGTGACGAATACTGTGATGTGGTAGACAGCCAGCTCCGGCAGCAAGGCTATCACTGCTCTGTCCGCAGCCAGCGCGCGCCAAGCGGTCAAAGCAAACTGTCAAGAATCATCCAGTACGCGCCGGACATCAAACGGTTCTATTTCCTTGACGAAAAACACCAGTCGAAAGAGTACAAGGCGTTCATGGAACAGGTGACGATGTTCACGCAGCTTGGAAAAGTTCCGCACGATGACGCACCGGATAGTCTGGCACAGCTTGCCGATGAATTGTACAACGGAATCAGCAAAATTGAGCCTGTCAAGAGGCCATTTTGATTAAAAACACAATATATTGTGTTCGCTGGGTCTATTTATTTGATTTCACCACTTGACAAGGCTTATAATGTACGCAGGTAGTTTTGCAGCTTCCCTTAAAGGAATAGCTTGCACGCGGGGTTTTGTCATTTTACTCGCGTGCGTGTCAACAAGCGTATTCCTCCTTTCACCGGTGGAGGTTTTCTCACTCTTTCGCCTTCACCGGGCTTTATATGTTGCGTTTCCAATTGTAAGGGGAATGCCAGCCTGCTTCCCCCACGGCTGGCAAGCAACGGTTCGATTTCGTTACGCAGCACAACCAACTACCTAGCTTTGCATGGACTTATTCTCCAAAACCTCCACCGCTATTCCCGGCTCTCGATGCAATGGTTAGGCATGACATTGCAAAGAGCAGCGGTTAACCAATCAAGCCGGGTTTTTATGTTGCATTAGCTCAGTCAGGCTAGAGCATCCGGCTCATAACCGAACATACATTGGTTCAAATCCATTATGCAGCACCAAAATTGCAGCTGACCCGTTTACGTCTGTCCAACAACTGAATGTAAAGGCTGCAATGGTTTTCTTCGGGCGAAGAATAGCACGGCTGGAAGTGCGAACAGTTTCCCAGTAGCTTCTGACAGGTCTGTGCTCAACAGCCTGTTTCCAGAAATCCAACGAAAGGAGCACAGATGAAAGCAAAAGTTAGGTGTAGGCATCCTCACAAGGACGCAAACGGCAATCCGTGCGATTGCGGACGTTATCTTGGCGAAGTGGAAGGTAGGTTCTCCCTTCTGTGCCCTCTTTGCCATTGGATTACAATTGGAGATTCCAACCTTCCAAAAGATACATGGATCTCCGTACCAAAGTTTAAAAACTGAATAGCTTTTGAAGCGCAGTTGTAAGCGCAGTGAGATAGGCCTTAACGGGTTTGTCTTGCTGCGCTTTTTATTTTGCCGGAAAGGAGGAACGCATGGCTGAGTATCAGATGGTCGTTGGCGGCTTTTTGAATGAGCCGCTGACCGGCCGCAGACCGATTGAAACGCCGGAAACGGAAATCAATCGGTCAAACGTGCTGAAAGTGGTCATGGGTAAGGCAGAGCCTATTCATCTGCTGAACAAGAATGAGATTCGCTTTCTGCACAACTACTACTTGGGTAGCCAGCCTGTCCTCCACCGCACGAAGGAGTACCACGCTGAAATCACCAACCGCATTGTAGAGAACCACGCCAACGAGTGCGTGGGCTTCTACACAGGCTACATGAGCGGCACTCCTTGTTCTTATGTGCGGTCTGAAACGGCAACTGGTGACGGTGAGGAAATCGCCCGCCTGTCCAATGCTTTGCAGTATGAGGGCAAGGATTCTCTTGATCGGCGGCTCTGGCAGTGGATGTTGGAGTGCGGACAGGGATACCGCATTGTTCTTCCTGACAAGGGGTACAACGGCAACTACCCGGACGAAACACCCCTGCTGGTGGATGTTCCAGACCCGGATATGGCATATGTGATTTACAACTCCGGCATCGGGCACAAGCCCATCGCCAACGTGCTGCACATTCCACGCAATTATCAGAACGACCTTAACGACCTGATTTGCGTGTATACGCCGAACCAGTACTTTGAAATCGACAACGGCAAGGTTACGAAAACAGAGAACCACTCTCTCGGAATGTTGCCGATGGTCGAATACAAGCTGAACCCGGAGCGGATGGGTCTGTTTGAACCGGCTATTCCTGTGCTGGATGCTATCAACGACCTTGAAAGCAACCGTTTGGACGGTCTGGCACAGTTCATCCAGTCCATCATGGTGTTTACCAACTGCCTTGTGGACAAGGATGCTCTCGACCAAGTCAAAGAACTTGGCGCAATGTGCCTGAAATCCACTTCTGGTCTGCCCGCTTCTGTTTCTCAGATTGCAAATGAGCTTGACCAGCAGCAGAGCCAGACCTTGCTTGATTCCATGCTGAACGTGTACCGCAGTCTGACTGCAATGCCCAGTGCTACTGGCAGCGAGAGCGCAACATCCGACAACGTGGGTGCAGTTATCGTCCGCAACGGCTGGAATCACACCGAAGCAAGGGCACAGCAGTACGAGAATATGTTCAAGTACGCTGAACGTCAGAGCTTGTCTGTGATGCTCAAAATCCTGCGTGACGCGGCTGGTTCTAAGCTGATGGCAAGTGACATCAACATCAAACTGCCACGCCGTCAGTACGATAACCAGCAGAGCAAAGTTCAGATTTTTGCGCAGATGTTGCAGCAGACCATTGACCCGCAGTTGGCGTTTACTACGCCTGGTCTGTTCCCCGACCCGCAGGCTGCTTATGAGATGAGTAAGCCCTTCCTGATTGCCGCTGGCAAGCTGGGCGAGGACGGGAAAGCGCCGAAGCCGCAGGAACAGCCTAAACAGGATGCTACCAACACAAATGCCGGAAACGTGGCAGACAAACAGTCTACTGATACCAACAAAGAAACAGAGGGCGAATAGTCCTTTGCCATAAACACGGCAGGGAAGCCGGGATATAAATTTCGCAGCGTTGCAGGGAAGCAACGGTAAAAAAACGCAGGAGGAAATTAACGATATGAAACTCAATGTGTTGCTTGGTGATGCCTACAAAGAGGGCATGACCGCCGATGAAATCATTTCTGCGCTTGAAAAGGTTGCAGACCCTAGCGCAGAGGTCGAGAAGCTGCGCAACGCCGTGACGAAAGCCAATGGCGAAGCTGCTGAGTACAAGAAGCAGCTCAAGGCAAAGCGTACCGATGACGAGAATGCCGCACAGGAACAGGCTGACAAGCTGGCAGAGATGCAGAAGCAGATTGAAGCCCTGACTGCCGACAAGGAGAATCTTGTCAAGGAAAAGACCCTTGCATCTTACCGTGAGAAGTTTGTTGCACAGGGTTATGACGCTGAACTTGCCAACAAGGCTGCATCTGCACTGGCTGACGGTGACATGGACAATGTGTTTAAGTTCCAGTCGGAGTTTATGACCGCCCATGACACCGCATACAAGGCTTCTCTGCTGAAGGATATGCCCACACCTCCGGGTGCGGATGGCAAGGGCGGTTCTGACAGCGAAGGTGTGGCGTTTGCTAAGAGCCTTGCGCAGCAGAACGCAAATACTTCTAAGGCATCGAGTGACGCAATGAGTGCTTTCCATTAACAAGGAGGAAAACATGAAGTCTACCCGAAACACGGTCAACGGAATCAACGATACCATCCTTGCTTCCAATGACTACACCGCCATTCCCTTTACCGTGACCGAAACTGCTGCGGTTAAGGCTGGCTATCCCATGACGCTGGCTGGCAAGAAAGCTGTTGCTGCTGGAGAGACTGGTTCTAAGACCATCAACGCTGACGGCATCCTGCTGTATGACGTTGACCCGGCAGAGAACCCCAACGCTTCCCTGCTGATTCGTGGCGTTATCGACACCAAGAAGGCAGCGGCAAGTTCCAGCTTCACCTTTGACGCTGACGCAATCAAGGCACTCAAGACCGCTGTCCCCGGCATCTTCTGCCGTGACAACATCGGCGTGAACGCTTAATAGGAGGTAAAACAACATGGCACTGAATCTTAAGGAAGTCTTTGCCCCGGCTGCGATTGCCGCCTATTGGACGAATGACCCCACCAATGCGATGCCTTTTGCATCTGATGCGCTGTTCCCTGCCAAGAAGAAGGCAGGTCTTGACCTGAAGTGGCTGCGTGGTCACAAGGGCGTTGGCGTTTCCCTGATGCCCAGCGCATTTGACGCAAAAGCTACGTTCCGTACCCGTGAGGGCTTCAAGTTCGATGAAACCGAGATGCCGTTCTTCCGCGAGGGCTACCATCTGGGCGAGAAAGACCGTCAGGAAATCCTGCGTGTTCTGGACAGCAACGACCCCTATGCCCGTGATGTGATGAACCGTCTGTACGATGACACCGCACAGCTTATCACTGGCGCGCGTATCGTTCCTGAGCGCATGATCTGGCAGCTGCTGGCTCCCGCCAATGGCGTTCCCGGCATCACCATCAAGGCAAACGGTGTGAACTACACCTACAATTACGACCCGGACGGCACTTGGAAGTCCACCAACTACAAGGAAGTCTCTGCCGCAAAGTCCAAGTGGAACGTCGCCACCGCCACCCCCATTGCTGACCTAAACGCTGCAAAGGATGCTGTTCTGGCAAGCGTTGGTGAGGTCGTGACCGAAGTGTACATGAACACCGCCACCTTCCGCAACATGATTGCTGCGGACGAGGTGAAGAATCGGTTTATGACCGTAACCGCAAAGGCGAACGCCGTTCTGTTGGATGCCGAAGCACGGCAGATTATCGAATCTGCAACCGGTCTGACCATCCATCTGTACGACAAGATGTTCAAGGCAGACCAGTACAGTGCAAGCGAAAAGTACCTGCCTGACGGCATGGTGGTGGTTGCTCCTTCCGGCGCTCTGGGTAGCACTTGGTACGGCACTACTCCTGAGGAAGCCGACCTGCTGTCTGGTCAGTCCGGTGCATCCGTGTCCATCGTGAACACCGGCGTTGCCATCACCACTGAACTGACTATTCACCCGGTCAACGCCAACGTCTATGCTTCTGAAATCGTCCTGCCGTCCTTTGAGCGCATGGACGCTGTGTACTGCATCAAGGCTTACTAAGGCGAAAGGAGGAAAGCAGCATGGGAGACCAGTATTCCGAAGCGGCAGTCAAGCTGGGGCAGTACATCGCTCCTGCACTTGACCGTGAAATCACGGACGAGGACTACCCGCTCTTCGACCTGCTGCTTGATTTCGCCAAAGACAAGATATTTGCACAGGGCTACCCTTTCGGCAACAGACCGGATGATTTGCCCTCACAGTATCAGTCGTTGCAGATACGCATTGCAGCGGAACTGTACAACCACATCGGTGCAAACGGACAGACAAGTTACACCAACAATGGCATTACTCGTGTGTGGGAAAGCTCCGACGTGGCACAGTCCCTGCTTAACGAAGTGGTTCCGAGAGTAGGTGTTATCGGCTGATGTTTAACGGAAGCCCACTGGACAAGCGCCCGCTTTGGTATTCAAACCCCATCGGAGAGAAATCTCCTGTCGTGGACGAGTGGGGAAACGAGACTGGCGAATCCGCATACGAATCGTGGAGTACCCCCGCAAAGTTGATGCTGAATGTCAGCCCTCCTACTGGTTCTGCGGAAGCAAACCCTTTTGGAGCGTTCACGGATTACAGCTACGTTGTCAGTTCGTCCAGCAAAAAGCACAACGCACCGCTTTATGAAGGTACGCGCGTCTGGTTTCAAGCGGATGTTTCAAAGCCCTTCAATTACATTGTGGTCAAAGTCGCAGAGCATATTACAGACACGAAGTATGCACTGAAAGAGGTGGCTGCAAGTGAAAATTAAAGTGAGGTTGAGCGATGCCGGACTTCGTGATGCGGAACGTCAGATACAGGAGTACAAGGCCACCCTGAACAAAAAGGCTAGAGCGTTTGCTTTTCGCCTTTCTTGGTTGGGGCTTGAAGTCGCAAAGGTACGTTTCGCTAATGCGGAATACGCTGGCTCCAATGACGTGAAATGCCATATCAACCAAAAAGACAAGACTTGCACCATCGTTGCCGAGGGCAAGTCAGTTGCCTTTATCGAGTTCGGTACTGGCGCACATCACAACGGATATGGCGGCGAACTGCCGCCCAGTGTTGGTGCACATGGCTCCTACGGTAAAGGGCAAGGCGCAAACCGCAGATGGTACTACTACGGCGAATCCGGCAATGCTGGTACGCCTGTCAAACAGGTGGATGGAAAAGGCCAGTTGAATTACACCGATGGCAACGATGCAGCTATGGCTATGTGGGGAGCTGTTGAAGAAATGGCTTCTCAGGTCGAAGCAACGTGGAGGGAGGTTTGGAATAGTTGATCGATTATTTCAATTCTATCTTCACGGCTGTTGCTAAGGAACTGCGAAAGCAAGTGCCCGGCATTTTCGTTACTGGTGAAATCAACGACAGCAACGTTAAGAAGTTTCCGTGTGTGCAGATAGAGGAAAACAGCAATCTTCCTGTCTGTCTCTTATACACATCTCCGAGCCCACGAGACTACGCTGCATCTCGTATGCCG